AAGATGTTCATTGGCATGAATCGGGAATGGTTGGATATTAATGACCTGAAGCCATTCAAACATGACTTCTCCACCAACAGGCAAGCCTGACGGCAAAGTAATACTCGTAGATGACGTTTCGGCCAACGCCTCATCGTCTTGTTTCACACCATCGAAAAACCACCATATAGCGCCGGTGTTTGGCTGATACGTTCCTTTTGTTAAATTGAATACAGTTTGCCCTGCTCCCACCGTAATCCGTTCCTGACGGCGAATAAAGCTTGCTGGGTTGTCGTTTGCATTCAGTGTTCCATCTGTTGCAATAGATAAATTTGCCCCAACTTTAATACCGCCTAGAACCGTTGCCGAAGCCTTAACCGGATTAAATTCAGTCGGCTTATTAGCTATAGCATTCCAATCAATAGAATCTTGCCCGCCCATCTGTGTCCATGTTCCAGACGCTGTATCTTTATAGATTTTTTTGGTATCTGTCGCAAAATAAACCATGCCGCTTCCGGTTGCGGCAGGCCTGTTTACCTCCGTACCGGCACGTAGTTCAGGCGTGCTGCCCCCATCTTTTACCGGGGTAAACCCTAGAGCTGTCGTAACGTTAGAACTTGTAATCTCGCTTCGAATCGTGGCAGATGACTTGTTTTCAGCATTCCCTAACCCGACATCCGCCTTTGTGGTTCCGTGTGGATTTGTCCCGGTGCCAGGGTGTGTGTAGACCGTTTTTTCTACACCATCAATCTTGATGTTGCCATTTGTACTGCTTTGGTCAGTCTTATTTGCTCCTGTCGAAATTGCTGTTAACTTCGTTTGTTCTGCCGTCGTGTACGCGGCAGTAATTGCTGCAAGTGTTGATTTATTGCTAAAAAATAGTGCTAAATCTACCCAGCTTGAACCGTTCCAACCATAAAATGTTTTATCAGTTGTATTGTAATAAATTTGACCGGCTACAGGGTTCGAAGGTGCTGTCGCTAAGTTTTGAATCCTAGCGTTTTGCAATTCATTTTTTGCTAAGTCAATATTCGTTAAAAACTGCAACTATCTCACCTCAATTCAAAAAAGCCTTACCGGAAAATGCTGCGGTAAAGCTTAGAGTCACTTTATTAATTGATTCGTGTTTTACATCGCCAAAAACAATTTTTCCGGAACTATCCACAATGGTGACGGATGGATATTTATCAAGATTATGTATAATGATCCATTGCGCCGCTGGGGATAGCTGCTCGTGCGTATACGATTTATCTTGTGCAATGGTGTTAACATCATCTTGTGTTACATATCCAGCATCGTTTTCCAATTCTGATGTTTTTGACGGAATAAACGCTTTTTCAGTCATCGGTCCATCGATAGCCTGCTTTATTTTATCGATTATCGTTGGTACTGTATTCCCAAAAGTCGCTTCAAGTCGAAATCCGCCAGATTCGTAAATCTCCTTTACTTCTGGGATGGGTGTATCTATCGTCAATCCTAGTTTTTTATCCTGGACTGTTACCAAGTCACCAAGGTCCCAATCCTGTTCATAAATAAATGGACCATACGTCAGAATTTCACTCTCAAAGGATAAGACTTTTTGTAATTCTTTCAGTTTATCCATCCCACGCGCGGGCAATAGAGTATCATCCTCTAAATCCCTGGCATCGATAAAGGTCTCAATACGTGCAAGTCCTGTCAAATTGTCACCGACTTCAGCGATTGCACGGTTTTCGCCTTCCCCTTGACCGCCGACATATGCAGTGTTTTTATAACTGTTTGCACTATCGATAAATGTTTGACTTTTAATATTGTCAAAGTCTATCGAAAAGATAACAGGCGGATTATCAGTTTGGTTTACGGATAAATTACGTCCCACGATAACATCAAAGACAAACTTTTGATTTTCAAGGTCAAGATAAACGTCCCAACCAATCGCATCAGTCGATAGGCTTGTCAATTCTTCATCAAGCTGCTTATATCGCGAATCCCAGGAAACTGTCTGCCCTTGGCCTTTATCTTCCGCTATGATTAAATTTGGAATGACTCTTGTTGAGTCCGTAGGATTCACCGCATTATTATTAACGTAATGCTTCATAGCTGTTTCTACTGATGCTTTGATGGAGTCGTTGGCTTTCCCGGAAGGCGGTTCTGTAATTCTTCGGCTTAAGATCCCTTGCAATGTATAACCCTTAATGACAAGCTGCTCAGCATCGCTCCTGCTAATTTCTCGGTGCCGGATAACTCCAACTTTTTTCGGACTTAACATGACAAGATTATCTTCTTGCAGGGTATCAGAATTGTTTTTATTCAGATTGATATGAAGTTCGAATTCACCAGGTTTACTGGCCCTTCTGGTAAATTGCAAACTCTCATAATCATCGATTTCCCCCAGCAACTGAAAAGAAGGTGTCAAAATACGGACAGGTTGCATGTGAACACCTCCCTTACACAGACTTCATCCAGATGTCTCCTGCTACCGAACCGGATGGTTCGCTTGAACCGTATAGTAATCGTGTCCCTATTTGATTTTTAATTCCCAAAAACCAATTTTCCCAGTCCGCTTGAAACTGCTCTGTGGGGATGGTGATCAGTGATGAAACCAATCCCGCTACATCCTGCTTCAAGCGTTCATCAGTCACGGAAGAAATCGTGTTTTTTCCCGCATCAATTCTCACTTGAGCAAGGCTAATTTCATAAATAATCTTATCTCTCTGTAGAGCTGGAGGTATCGGATTAGTGCTTGGTACTCCTTTTTTAATAAATGCTTTAATAAAGCGTGAATTTAGACTTCTATCAAGGCGCAAAACAATACGGTCTATACGGGCATTTGTTGTATCAGCCGCATCATGAGTAAACGTTATATTTTCTGTATTCTGGTACATATACCCTTCAATATATGCAGAACCAGTCTCAAGAGCTGTATTTAACCCAGGACCTATATTAACTTTAAGTGATGGAACATTATTTTTGTGATAGATACCTGATGATAAAAACTGTTTAAAATATAAAGCAAATTGCTCCATATCATAGCGCCTGTCCCCATTTACCGAGTTAAAAAAACTTGATTCTTCTGTCATATTCGCACCTCCTTTACACGGCTAAAAATCTTTCTCTCCACTTAATAGTTACCCCAGCTTGTTCATAATCTGCGCCAGTCGAGTACTCTATTAAATTATTACCGACTGCCAACCCGAAAAATTTACTTTCCAAGGAGATATAATGAAACGCATTTGTTTTGCTTCCATCGGCCAACACTTTGGTTACTCTTTTTTGGCCAAATGCCGTATTGATTTCAAGTTTTTCGCCGGCTAATAAGTTCTGATTTACTTCAATAAGTTTTCCCGTCGTAATATTACTTACTCTAATAGGTGCCGTCGCTGGACCATGAAAAGTAACAAAAATAGGAGTTTCTTCATCACCATTATTTGATAGAATCATTGACTTATTCGGCGACAAATTTGCAAACATTATTGGTAGTTCAAGTGGAAACTCCAATCCACCTTCCCAGACAACAAGCTGATCCGTTTGCTCTTCTCCTAACCAGAATGGAGAAGGACAAAGAAAACTTATCATTCCTCTTTGAAAAGTAGGGCCTCGATTATTAGATCCATCTGGAAAAACTGGTACTGTTGAAGCAACTGCGTTAATTTCAAGTGCACCATAACTTATATACCTTAAAACTCCTAATCCTAATTTTGGGTTTGTGACACGGGACAATAATTTCCGTTTACTCTTAACATCTTCATAGTTATTTCCTTCAATGACGAATTCCAAGTTAATAATGCGTTCATGAAGATTATTATCAATAAATGTTGTCCCATCTTGAAATGGTGACTTTTGTGTTTGATTATCGGCTGCTACATCTCCTAAACCATCAACCGAAATAAGACCTATATCATCCCCAAAATTAATTGATTCACCGTGCCTATTTAAAAATTCCATGCTTTCCATTTCCATCACCCCCATTCCATAGCGAGCCTACGGCTAACTTGCATTTGCTCTCTGGCAATTTCGCTTGGTGATAATGGAGATAGACTATTAATCGTTATATTTTGCTCTACCTTTTCAACACCAGTTTTTACAATTGGTTCTGATTGAATAAGTAATTGCCGAGGAATATTTGCTTGTACAGCTGCAACTTCACTATTAATCGATTGATTACTAGGTGTGATAGCTTTTGCTAACTCAGCAGCCATCTTTTTTGCATCAGCGATCTTTTTTTCTACCCCAACGAGCAATCCCTCACCTGTATATTCGCCAAGCTCCATCATGACACGAGATGGAGAGTGGATACCTAAAAAGTCTTTCAATCCATCAGGTATTAATTTTGATAGGGATTTTACTCTTTCTTTAACAGCATCAACCATAGAGCCCAATCCGTTAATCAAACCCTGTACGATGTCTTTTCCAATTTTCGCTAGGTCAATCCCTTTAAATGTGGATAAGATATTTTCCATCATATTTTTTGTCGTTTGCTTGACAGTTTCCCAAGCACCGTTCCAGTCACCAGTAAAAGCTTTCACAAAAAATTGGATAATTCCAAGTATGAGATCAATGGCATTTTTTATACTTGTCTTTATAAGTGCCCATGCAACCTGTACAACTCCAGAAATAATTGGCCACACGACTTCGAATATTCCTCTTATAAGACCCATGACCATTTGGATATTGCTCCAAATGTAAGATAAATAAGCCATCACAATTGACATGATCGCAGTACCATTTTCTGACCAAAATGCTTTAATTTTACCTAAAACTTCACCGAAAAATGCCAGTACCGACGACATAACAGATTGAACAATATTCCAAATAAAATCTAGAGCTAATTGAAATCCAATTTTAATAGATTCCCAAATCCCCAATACAGCGTTTCTAAAATCTTCGTTGTTCTTCCACAAAGCCACAAAAATTGCAATTAGCCCAATTACAGCAAGTATGATAAGACTGATAGGACCAGTAATAGCGGCAAATACTGGCCCTAACCATGCCATTAGACCGCCAGCTTCTGCAATAGCTGCTGCTAAAGGAGCAAACACACCAATGATGCTGCCAATACTAGAAATGACTGTACCGATTATCACCAGGAGAGGACCTATGGCCGCCAATATCCCACCTACAATAAGGATGACTTGCTTCATGTGCGGGCTTAAATTTCCAAACCACTGTGCTAATTCTTGTAATACCTTAGTCGCTTTTTGTAAAAATGGCATTAAAGCAACCTGGATAGCGTTACCAACATCAGCCAATGCTAATTTGGCATTATTATATGCTATAGCTGCCTGGTCAGTCGGTTTTAGGGACTGTTCAAACGTTGTTCTTACCGAGCGCTCAGCATCCTTTCCTGCACTCGAAAAATCTTTTAGGTTAAATGTCCCTCTTTTAATAGCATCAACCATTTTTGAGGCACCCTTTGCCCCGAATACCTCTGACGCAATAGTGAGTGCTTCTGTCTCTGATTTTGATTCAGAAATCTTTTTTACCGTTTCAGACAATCCTTGTTCAAGCGTTTTTCCGTCTTTAGCAAATACAATGGATGCCTTACTTAAGTAGCCAAGTGCTGCCGCTGAGTCAACCCCGGATTTTTCAAAGTTTCCAATTAAGGCGGTACCCTCTGCAAATGTCAGACCTAATGCTTTAATTTGCGGGGCACCAGCCACGGCTTTATCAAATAAATCTTTCGTTGATTGCCCTGTATTCTGTGCGGTCTTTGTGACAGCATCTAATACTGACTCTAAATCTTTGTTTGATAGTCCATATGCTTCAATGGCCTTTTTAGCCGCAATCGATGTCGAGGTAACGTCCTGGCCATTTATTGTCGCAAACTGGAGCATAAGGTCCGACATATCTTCAAGGGTAGCCCCTAAAAAACCAAATTGGGTGTTGACCTCTCCCACTGCTTGTCCTACATCTCCAAAAGTATCAGGACCAGCAGCTATTACTTTTCGAAAGCTTTTTTCCAAGTCTTCAGCAGCTTTTCCGGTCGCACCCGTTTTTTTAATCACGGTGTTAAAAGCATCGTTATAATCTTTTGATGCTGCTACACCAGCAGCACCAATGGCCATAATTGGCGCAGTTACTCCAACAGACATTACCTTTCCGGCATCTGTAACCTTACCGCCAAACTCTTTCAGATTTTCACCAGTTTTTTCAAGTTCGCTTTTTTGATTTTTAATTTCTTGATTAGTCTCGTGTAACTGATTGGCTAGCTGCTGCTCTTCAATTCGGGCACTATCTAATTTCTTCGCCAAATCCTGTGCAGCCACTGAATTCTCACCATATTGCGCTACAGCTGCTTCATACTGTTTTTCCGTTTCAGCGACTTTTTGTTTGGCCAACTCTTGTTTTTTATTTAAAAAATCTACTTTCGCAGCTAGCTTTTCCGCATCAGTAGCAGTATTTTTCATTTGCTCCTGCTGCAACTTAAACTCTCGATTGAGTTTGCTAGACTCGCTACTCATTTCTTTCATACTTTTATTAAAGTCCTGATTAAACAAACTGACTTTTATTTTGACCTCGTCTTTACCTGCCATTTATCCCACCTCCTCTACAATGTGGATGGGTTATTGCTCCAGCCTTTAAAGGCGATTGCACTTTCAAATGTTCGTTCCACATTCGCAATGGGGGTGTTCCAAAAATATTCGGAATCCATCCCCTGACCGAGTACGAACCAAACATATTTATCCTCCACGCACTCAAATACAAGTTGTGGAGGATTTACTTTTTTTCCTTTGCACTTGGTTTTTTCGTTGATTTTTTCAAGCCGTTTGCAAATTTATTATTGCCATCTGTGATTGATGATGCGACTAACTGCATGTAGAGCGTGAGTGTTTGAATATAATCATCATGATACCGTTCCAAGAAAT